CCATCGTATGTGAGGCCAGACAATGCGGCCATGTATGCTTCACGCAGGGATTTGCCTGGGTCTTTCATAGGTTAGCTGATTTCAAGATTGTTTGTAGTCTGCTTATCAGCTTTGGCCTGACTTCAAGGAACGATGGCCACAAAAATGGCTGTGGTGCGATGCCGTTAATCATGATTTTCCGTGCGATGTTCACCGCGTGATTCTTGTCACCCTTCTTTATGATCTTCTTTTTTGTACCCCATACATAGATGGCCTCTACCATTGACGCGAAATTACCACGGCTTGCGCGGCCTTTGACAGCAGCCGCCACCTCAGTTAGTTCCGGCGGCACACTTACCTTTTTCACAGTGCCAAACTCGATATATGGCGCATGGTAGGCATTGGCAAAGACAGTGTATTTGAGATTGCTAACCTTTTCAGTTCCTATGCTGTTGCGCAGTTCTGAAAAGTTTGATGGCGCTTTGCGCTTTGCCTTTGTGGCTATAGTTTGCGCCTGTGCGTCAATCTCGGCATCAATCTTAGCATTCAATTCACTATTCACGTCCTTGATGGCCGCGATCACCTTTTCCACACCCATTAACTTCAACGTCATATCGGAACCCTCCTTTGATATTGGGTGGCCAACATGGGGAAGTCGGTAAGGGTGGCGTTCTCGTTGGATAGGTCGATGCCCCTGTTTTGGTATGTATATGCCGTGATGCTCAATATATCATTCTTCGCATCTTCAGGAATCGTGTCGAAACCATAAGACAGATAAATCGTGTGAATGCCTGATTGATACATCCGTATCTGAGACCCGACAAGGTCGTACTGACCGCACCCGATAGATTGATTGCCGAACTGCACGGCATCGACCGACTGCACAGGCCCCGGCAGGTCATACCATTCCATGGCATTCATCTCTATGGTCAGTTTTGCCTGCCTGTCACCGTATGACTTGCCTGTGTAATTCTCAAGCCAAATGCGGGCATTCTTGATGAGTGACGTGATCAGTGCATCATCATCCGTGAAATTGACTTTCATGTATGCCTTAGCAGTTGCAAGGCTAACGGGTTCCGTGGTGTAGTCGGATGTGATTTCGATGTCTAACAACAGATTCATGCATGCAATTTATACCATTCCACGGAACGGCGTAGGAAGCCATGCAAGGCATCCAGTTCAGCCACCGGGTCAAGTTCTCGACTGCGCACCTTGGCGGCCAATGATGCCTTTGCGTAGGCCCTTGCCTTAAATAATCTTTCAATCTCGTCAACCCATGCGCTGACATTTTCACGCTCAACGTAAATCCCTGCCTTGCCGCAATTTTCCTGTAAACCAGGGGTACCAGTACTTATGACAGGTATGCCGCTGCACATGGCCTCGGTGGCTGTGCGTCCCCAACTTTCGTACTCGGATGGCATGATTAGGATGCGGGTCTGTCGATATATTTCCCTAATGTTGTCTGTCTTGGGTACCACGGTGACATTAGCCGGCTGGTCGGTGTACTGACCAATCTTCCAAGGCTCGGAATAGGACCCTACCACACCGATGAACTTACGGTGAGGCATGGCCTCAGCAATCTGCCTGAGTATATGTCCGCCCTTGTTATGGTCAAGGTTTATCAGTGTGATGGCTTCGTTCAATGACGGGTCAATGTTGGTGTCATAAAACCGCCAATCCACAGGTGGATGTAGTACAATGCTGTCATGTTTGTAACCAAGTTCCTGCTTTGCCCACTCGCTATTGTACACAATGAACTGTGGCTTTTCCGCCGTCTCTATGTTCAGGCTCTTGTGCGTGTTGTGTATCAGATGAAAGACGGGCCGCCTTTGTATGGCTCCCATCCCGATGGTCCAGTTGGTATAATCAAGGTGCGTGAATGCCATGTCTGCCCACCGAAACAGATTCAATGTGGTGTTTTGGTCTGGTGGAAATACATCTACATTGTCGTATATGTAATGGCTTTCAATCTTGTACTGGTTGGCCTGCTGAAGTAGGACTTTGACCGTGTCTCCCTTCGCCTGCATATGCTTATTAATGCCATGTAGCATGAACTCAGCACCGCATAGGTGTTCAGGTGGGTATAGGTGTACGCTCGCAAGGATGTTCATATAACTGTCCAATTTGGTGGGTAAATGTCTGATGTGTCAAGGTGTGCAGCTGCAGGACCGAACCACTGCCGTGGTGCGACTACCTGAGATGAATTAGCAAGCCATGCGCCCCACCAGCTGAATGTACTGTTGGCGATGATGTGGCGGCGGCACTCCATCATGGCGTTCAGGGCATCATAGGTTGTGCCTGTATGGAACCAACTGCGCCCGTCAAGCAGGTTTTTCAGTATATCATATGCCTTTTCGGCATCGTCACTGAAAACGATGTAAGGCCTAGGAACGGCATGCATGGCCTGTTCGTAATAATCACGCGTACAGATAGGATGGTAATCACTTCCGTAGTCGCCACAGCGAACATGGATGGCCGTGTATGAATTTATTTTTACGGGATCACGGAACGTGAACAGGTTCCTGATGTAGTCGGCACAGTGAGCGAAATACTTTTCGCTTTGCATGTGACCAACATAGCTTACTCCGTCAGGATGTGTCAGTCCATGCCATCCCCAGTTGATAAAATGTTCAGGTAGTTCTGTGGTTAGCCTCGGAACTTCCTTCCAATTAAGGAACCACCCGCCTATGTCTATGTCCTCCGTGCTGCCGAACCGTTCTTTTGCGTCATGGTTAATCCATTCTGGAAATGCAAAGTCATATCCATTGGCCTTTGCTATGCCAATGGTTGATGCCACCTGGAACATTTGATTTCCCAGGCGGCCGTGCTTGCCTAGTTGCCCGAATGTCACCATTCGTTGTTGCGTTTCCGGTGGTGGTGGAATATGACAGGGTAATTGTCCGTGTATGTGCCTTTATCGTATGTAAAAGCCCCATCATTGTAACATGCAGGCCACCAATGCAGTGGGATTCCGTGTGCCTGCGCCACGGCGGTCAGTATGGCCTGATCGTGCCGATGCTCTTGGAATGATGGGTATTGATAGGAATCATATACAATATCATCAATGTAATGGTCAACCTGGCACCATGACAGCCATTCGTTTGCTACCTGCAGGGCAAAGTCAGACACCTTGAACACCATTGCCGATGCCTGCACCTGAGGGCCGTCCTTACACCCCATTGCGTCAAATACTTCCCGCTTGCACCAGTCGCGATGTTGGTAATTGTTTCCGAATAGAAAGATGTCACTTTTCTCGCGTTCCATCACGTCGATGATGTGCCGAATGTTGCTGATGAACTCCACCCCCGCATCGGTGTACACATAGTAATCGCCATCATACGCCCCGTCAATCGCCCGGTGGATGATGTACGGTTTCCAAAGCCAATACCCTGCGCCCCTTGGCTGTGAAAGGATATGTTTATTGGTTTCAGCAAATATTGGGTCGATGGTCATGTGGAATGTCGCATTGCAACCGTGACGCAGTGCGCTTTGGCGGCAAACCTCTAATGACTTGGTCATGTTGTCCGATGCGTATGACACATGATAGATCATGGCAGACTGTTTAGATAGTTCTCGGATGCCTTGAACGTGTCGGTGTAGTCAACATCAGTATCCCACAGATCCGACCTTCCAGGGCGTTGGTACGACAGAAAAGGACTGCATACATAGGCGTTAAGGCTGCGCAACATCTTGGCATCCAAAAATGCGTCATACATCTGTTCGCCATCGTAGGCGTCAAGTATCTGTTCGACGGCTTTGTGGGTGTAGATTATGGCGTGTGTGGTAAATGCGTTAAAAATGCGGAAAAGATGTTGTGAAACGCGGATAGGTGGGATGAAATCAGGATGCGGTTTGACGTTTGCGCCCAAGTACAACATATCCCAGTCATTGGGCAATTGCGACAATATCGGTTCGATCAGGTCAAGATTGCGCAAATCTGCGTCATCCTCCATAACAAGGATGGTTTCATAATCCGTGTCGTGGAATATCGTCAGGATCTCCCTTTGCGACAGATTGAATGACCGCTTGGGGTTTTCGTCCTTGATGGCATGAAAAAAAATGTAGTCAAGGCCATTTTCCTTGGCTGCCTTGTCGAACAGGTATTGCCTGTCGAGGCGTGGCTGATGGGTCAGCACGACCACCTTGTCAACGTAGTGCTGAAGCATTGGTGCGTGTTATACAAACAAAGATAGGGAGGCCGCGACTTGCGACCTCCCCAATCTTCTGAATGGCCCGGTTAGGATGCGGTGCCGGTGGTACCGTACACTGCGGCGGTGGGCTGGAACGAAAGCAGTTCGATCCTTGCCTCGGCACGGTAGGTTACCAGGTTCTTCACGAAATCGTCCTCATTGAACTCCGTGCTGCGGACCGCGAGGCCGGAGGCCTGGGCGATACCAAAGGCATTGGTGTTCATGGCGTAGAACCGGCTGCCAGTTACCTGCGAATGAGGCACCACAGGTACCCCGTTGATGCGAATGGCACCGGAGGCATCGACAGCCACGGATGCAGGGACGCTGTAATCCGCCGGCTTGGTGAGCAGCAGGGTGGACCATGCTTCCCAGGTGGTCAGGATCAGGTTGGCCTGTCCGAGACCCAGTTTGCCATGCTGTGCAAGGCCATCGATCATCTTGGCAACCGTGAGGGTCTGCGAAGTGGAAGGGGCC